GGCTGGAAGAATGTAGGCTATCATCAGATCATTTCAGGTGACGGAACTATTGAGTGTTTAGCCGAAGATGAAAAGGTCACAAACGGGGTTGCTGGGCATAATGCAAACTCGATCCATATTTGCTATAAGGGCGGTTGGAATTACAATACCAAGAAAGGTGAAGATACCCGTACCCCTGCACAGCTTTTCGCAATGAGGACACTTGTAAAATCATACAAGGCCAAATATCCCAATGCCAAGATCCTGGGACATAGGGACTTTTCAAAAGACACCAATAAGAATGGCAAGGTTGACAAATGGGAATGGACAAAAGTCTGTCCATCGTTTGATGTATCTGAATGGTTAAAATTGGAAGGCATATGAAATACTTACTGATCATAATTCTGTTTGCCGGTTGCAAGTGCGACTGGTATTTCACCAAGGCCATGGAAAAAGGCTGCATGAAACGTGATACCACCACGATAATAAAGCGCATACCTGGTGGGACAATAAAAGGCGACCTGCAAATATTCAAGGATACCGAATATCTGGTACAGCTTGTATTGAAGGATACCTGCTATTCCAAGGATGATGTTAAAAAGGAGATTTCCAAGGCAGTCAGGAACACACCATGCAAGGTGGAGCCGCTGCACATAGACACGTTCGGAGTGATACTGGATGTGAGCTATTCAGATGGGAAGCCGTCCTATACTGTCCAAAAAGGTGCAGACAGCCTTCAGGTGGATTGTCCACAAATCCTGAAGGTGGAAACAAAGGAGGTAATGCCTTGGTGGGTGAAATGGACATGGATTGCCGCAGGAGTCGCCATACTGGGACTGATATTCAAAAGGGCCGAAAGGCCGTCAAACAAGATTTCGTGAGGGAGAGTAATTCCATAGATTTGTGTTTTTTGTTAGAGGCCCCGTTAATTCGGGGCTTTTTTCATTTCCTGAATTCAGGCACAGGCAGCTCATAGCCTTTGTTATCCCTGAAAAAGTTCTGCAACTGGTGGACATGTTTCAATTCCTTGGCCTTGCCGTTGATTTCGGCCACAAACCTTTTGCCGCTGGAAATGATTGAGCATCCATCATTGATATGCTTTCCGGAATACAGGAAGAAATTGAACCTCTCAAGCCTCTTTTCAGTCAGAGGTATCGGGATAAGGGCCATGAAAGCCGCCTCATATTCGTATGCCAGGTTTGTTGTCTTGCTCATCCTCACAAAGTCCGGCCCTTCATATATATGTCTTATCATGAAAAGTTCTGTCTTGCCTTCCATCATGTAGCAAACCAGGTTCCCAACCTTATACTCCGCACGGTAATCGATATCCATGGCACAAAAATATAGCGGAAAAAATTGATTTTGTGCTAAAAATTTTAGCATCACTTCCAAGCCCTCTGCATCTCGACATCCAGTATCTTGTCAGTCAGCTTGATGTATTTCTTGAATTCCTTGTAATCCCTATGGCCTGTGATAGCCATCACGGTTTCGGGTCTCATGCCCTTTTCCAAAGACAGCGTTATGAATGTGCGCCTGCCTGTATGGGTGGTGATGAGCTGATGCTTGCTGAAAGTATTCACAATCAATTCCGAGCCTTTCACCTTGGTGATCACGGTAGGCTCATCAATCTTGCAAAGCACCGCTATGGCCTTGATGTAGGTGTTCACCTTGGCACCTGAAAGTTTCGGGAGCGTGTATTTATGTTTCTTCAGTATCTCCCGCGCATAACGGTTGATGGGCACTTTCAGGTTCTGTTTGGTCTTTACGGTCTGTAGTACCAGATAGTTACCCTTCACATTCGCTTTCTTAAGGTTCTCGATATCCGAATACCTCAGGCCTGTGAAACATTCAAAGCAGAACAGGTCACGGGCCTCATCATGCCCGGGCGTATTCAGTTCCTTTTTGTAGATGGACATCAGCTCCGTTTCTGTCAGGCATACGATATCAGTCTCATATGATTTCAGCACATAATTCTTGTATTCCTTGTTCTTATGATAACCCCTGTCAGCGGCCCACTTGAGGAAAGTCTTTATTATCTTGATGTATTTTGTCTGTGTTGAGCTAATCATCGTCTTAAGCAGCCATACAGAAAAGCCGTCAAGGAATTTCAAGGTGAAGGAATCGAACTTAAGTTTCAGGTTCATTTCCGCGGCATAAGCCTGAAGGTGGGTGTTGACGGTATTGTATTTCTTTATCGAGCCAGCCGCGCCAGATATGGCCTTTGAATCGGTGAACTCCTGCCAGTACTTTTTAATCCAAGGAGTTGCAGCCTTGGGCTTCTTAGGCTTCAGGTTCATGGATTCAAGAAAGGCTTTGACATCGGTGCGGTAGTCAACCGGTTCACCCGTGGCCAAAGCCTGGTCCTTCAGCCGATGGACCTCCTTGTAAATCCTGTCTAGGAAAAGGTTACGTCCTGCATTTCGCTTGGTGCGCTGCTTTTTGAAGTCCCATTCCGAGGGCTTAAGTTTCAGGTCCAGACCTATCTTTATGCGGTTTCTGCCACCTATGAAAAGAATGACCTGTGTTTCCTTCGTTGCCGATGCATCGCGTAGGTAGAAATTAACCATGCTGCAATAATAATACTTGGGACACAATTGTGGTCACATTTTCCGTAGCTATCAAGACCTATTAATAGCCCTCAATAAAGATTATACTGAAAATCAATGCAATATGTTCCGACAAATCTTGAGGAATAGCGTTTTAAAAACCCTTCGGGTCCACGAAACGGGTTGTATCCCGATGTAAACCAGCCTGTTAAGGGTTGGTTTATTTTTTTGTGGTAACATTATGGGACACCTAGGATTCTATATAGATGGCCGCGAGCTTCACCTTTTCCAATGCTACCGCTATCTTGATGTTAAGATGCTGGGGGTCCTGAAGGTTTTCAATTCCATGCTGCTTCAACACATCGGCACTTACGGATTTGAATTCATTCTGGAATTCCTCAAAAGATTTCATCTTGTCGAACCTGTTACCAGGAAACCCCGGCTTAGGCATCTTGCTTTTTGTCGCTTCCAGGAACGGTTGCATGCGCTCCCTTATTTTTATTAGTATATCATCCATGGTTTTTCATGTTTGCGAAAAAGTTGTCAATCTTTACTCCCATCTCTTTTGGGCTGTCGGCTTCAATCAGGTGTGAACCACAGGTGTTGCCATTTACAAAGCTAACCATCGTCGTGCAATGGCCATCCTTTGATATGTTTATGCTGACATCCTCCACATACTTGCTGGAAAAAGGGTCCTGCAATTTTGATATGTCCAAGCTGTCCATCAGAATTCCAGGTGATGCTCTTTGCCGTCCTTATGGTAGATGTTCTTTCCGTCAATCATGACCTTGCAGTTGAAGTTTGAAGAATCGGACTTGACAATTAACTTGTAAGTATATTCACCATCTAATGTTCTGGTAAATGTCTCATTTTTATCCATCATTTCAGAATAACCATTAGCTCCACCCCAGCCCGGATTTTCCTTATCTGCCTTATCTATACTGACGGTGTAATCTAAATTTGTTCCCGTGACTTCAAGGATTCGGTCTTTTGCTTCCTTTTTGCAGCCTGTAGCGATTACTAGGCAAAGGAAAAGTAGTTTAATTGTGTGTTTCATATAATTGTGTTTCAGTTTTTGCAAATATAAGTTATTTTATTTTACCTCCTAACGCTATAACAATTAGGCAAACGACCATCACGATGACAAATAAGGCAAAACGCCATTGGTTCAGCCCTTTATTCCATTCCTTCTTTTGATCAGGAGTCATTGCATTATATCGTTCTTGCAAGGCTTCCCTGTTTCTTCGCCTTCCGTATTTTGAGTTTGGATTATAAGATGACATAATAGTTTTGTCTTATTCTAGGCATTGCTCTATATTTGCTGCTATAATCCTATTTTCTTAGTAAACACTTTCGCAACTATGCTGACAACGAATGAAATTATAGAGTGTGCAATCCTGACAATAGCTGCACGTTTAGGCTGGGTTTTAAGTGAATGGTTGTTCAGGCGCAGGAAATGACCCTTGAAACCGCCTTCATGTGCAAAAATTGCCATGGCACTATTACTAAATCCAAAGAGGACATATCGCTCTAATCCATACTTTTTTATGTTGCACAGTTTAGGCTCATTGTCTTTTATATAAGTTACAACCCTCAACATTGTAATATCAAATATAGGCTTAGATATTCCTAGCCCTTTCGCAATCTCGTTGTCGGATATTGATTTAGATGACCTGTCCGACTCATATTGTATTCGAATCAATTCATCCATCAAATAAATTTCCCTATCAGTATATTTCATAACTAGAATTCAACAACCCCAGCTCTAGCAGGGTAAACGGCCTTTATTCTTTCCAATTTAATAATCATGTCACCATACTTCTTGTTCACGCTCTTAAGCACGGCATTGCTACCATCCAAGTGAACATATTTCAACATTGGGTGTGGTGCCTTATCACCGGTAAAGGATACTATATATAATGCTCCAGGAAGAATGTACTCCTTATCTACCTCTGGCATTACGGCTACAAAATCACCAGCCTTGACGATTGGGGACATCGAATCACCTTTTATTTTTGTCCAACCTATGCAGTCTTCAAATCCTGGCATTCTAACCCATCCTATGATTGCCTCATAGTCTGTTGTGTTAACCAGTTCCCTTTTTCCACCAAAGACTTCTGTGTCATATAATGGTTTTGGCCGTGCCAAGGTTTCAGGGGAAACCTCAGATGTGTATATGCTTTCGGGATCCGGATGGTTCTTTAGCATTTCCCCCTTACCCATCTTTAGCCATACTGTATTAAGCTCAGGGTATACTTCCTCGATTTTACCTATAACATCATCACCAATGCTAGCCCGCATTTTGGCGACATATGCATTAGATACACCAATTGAATCTTCAAATCTTTTGACATTAAACTTTCCAAAACCCTTTTTATACTCAATAAACTCAAGGAGCCGTTTTTTAACGGCGGAAAAATTAGGCGTATTACTGTCTTTACTTAAATTTTTATCGCTCATTTTCAGTGTTTTGTGTATAGTTTCAGGCAACGCCTAAAATAATGCTTGTTTTATTGAGCATCGTCTAGTTTATTTGCAGTGTTGTTAGACAAAAATACAACAACAATCTAAAATGATTACAAAGAAAATCAAACAAAGGCGCAAAGACATTGATTCTAAGCTACTTAAAATTTGGCAGTTGAAACTATATGACACAAACTATCATGTTATAGCTGAAAAAACCGAACTAAGTGTCATGACAGTCGGAAATGCTTTCAGGGATAAGAAGGCTACACAAGATACTATCGACAGGCTCACAAAGTATTTCAATGAAATGGAGGTCGAGGCATGAACACCCAACCCATCATAGTTATAACACCTTCGGAGTTGCAGGGCATGATAACCAAATCGGTTCAGGATGCCATGGCCTATCTGGAGGACAAGATTTTCACCCACGAGGAAGCAGCCAAATATTTGAGGATAGCTGAAAGCACACTCCATGCCATGAAGCGCGAAGGCAAGGTGAAGTATTACATGGTGGAGAAAAGCCCACGCTACAGGAAATCGGATTTGGACAACGTAATGAAACCACAGCAATGAACACAAACCATAGAAAAACCAAAATCGCGATGCAATTGAAGGACAGTATTGCCCGTCAGAAGTTCATCATCGCCAACTGCCAGAAGTTCGCCCTTTTCACCTCCGCTGAGAGGCACAGGATAAAGGCCGAAGCCGCACTCAACGTGTTTGAGGCTAGACTGAAAAGGATATCTGACCAAACCGAAGTCAACTTTACAATCAAATGATCATGGAAAACCTGACAATAATCGACCGCATCAATATCCGTACAAAGATATTCAATGCCATACAGCAGATTGACCACCTTGAATGGAAAATCAAGCTAAGGGAAGGTGAAGCATATGTACGCTCGGCAACATCGGATGACAGGATTGCAGAACTCAGGGAGCTTATGGATGAGCTTTTCAGCGAGACTGAGACGGTAGATTCAGACAATACAAATCAAAAAAACAAATCATAAATGGAAACAATCATTAAAAATTCAGATGTCATTCTACTGGTGGACGGATATAAGACCACACTGGAAGAATTCCTAAAAACCAACTGCGAAGACCCGGATGTTGACCCTCCATGCAGTGAGGATCTGGAGGCTGTCCAATCCCTTGAAGTCGGCCAATCTGTACATGTGTGCTTCGTAGAAATCAAAAGAATCAAATAATAAAAACCAATCATCATAAATGGAAACAATCCAAAACACACCCGAAATACTGGAGGTCGATTCAATCAACGGCCTAGCGGTAAAGACAAAGACAGACATTCAGGAAGCATTCCTTCCCTTCGCCCAGCAGTTCGCTGAATGGAAGGAAAAGGCTGCAACGATAGTTGTAACCGACATCTTCCAGACCGACCTGATGGAACAGGCTGGCGAAGCTAGGAAAGCCATCAAGAAAATCCGAACTGCGGTTGAAAAGAAAAAGGATGAGCTTAAAGAGGATTCCTTGAGGTATGGTAAGGCGGTGCAGGAAATCCGCAACCGTATCTGGAAGGAATGCGAAGAGATTGAAAGCCATCTTGAGGCTCAGGAACGTTTCAAGGAACTGCATGATGCCAAGCTTTTGGCCGAGCGCACCAATGCACGTATGGACAGGCTCAAGGATTTCGCAGATGTGACAAGTTCGATAGTTGCAGGAATGACAGATGACCAGTTCGAATCATTCCTTGGAGGCTTGGTTGCTGACAGGGATAAGAAGATTGAAGGTGAAAGGCTTGCAACCCTTCGTTATGAAAGGCAGCAACAGATTGAGCCGTATAAGGACTTTATCCCAGCAGAATACCGAGATGCGGATTTTGCTTCATTCACACATGATGAATGGCAGGAAAGATTTGATTGGACACTGGAACAGAAAAGGCTCCATAGTGAAAAGCTGGCTGAGGAAAAGAGGATTCTTGACCTGCACAACGCCCGTAAGGACAGTTTGATAAACTATTGGGCATTCGTTCCTGAGACTGTGAAATTCTCAAATTTAGGCGAAATAGATGAGGATGCCTGGACTGAAATGGTTAAGAATGTAACAAAGGCTTGGCGCGATGCCGAAGCTGAAAAGAAGCGTGTTGCAGAAGAGAATGAACGTCTCAGGAAAGAGGCTGAGGACCGTGAAGCCGAAGCCAAAAAACAGCAAGCCTTGAGGGATGCCCAATTGAAGAAAGAGCGTGAAGCCCGTGAAAGGGCCGAGGCCGAACTGGCAGCTAAGAAGAAAGCCGATGATGATGAGGCCCAGCGCATCCAAGATGAATTGAAGGCCGAGGAATCCCGTAAGGCGAAAGAGGAAAAAGACCGTGCAGCCGCTGAAAGGAAAGCCAAGAGGCAACCTGACAAGGACAAGCTGAAACTACATATCGGTACGTTGCAGTTCCAAAAGCTCGAGCTGAAAACGGAAGAGGCCCAGGCAGCATATGACAAGATCTATGCAGCCTTCGAGAAATGGCAGGAAGAATCTTACAAGATAGCTGAATCACTTTAATCATGACACAGGAAAACAAACTTACTATAAAGTCGCTGATGACCAGTGAATCTGTCAAGCAGAAATTCGCTGAACTGTTAGGCAAGAAAGCTCAAGGCTTTATCACATCGGTGCTCCAAATCACCGCAAGCAACAAGCTTTTAGCCAATGCCGACCCAATGAGCATATACAATTGTGCAGCCATGGCAGCAACGCTGGATTTGCCATTGAACAACAGCCTTGGATTTGCATACATCGTCCCTTATAAGGAAAAACAGCCAGACGGCTCCTTTAAACAGGTTGCGCAATTCCAAATAGGTTATAAAGGGTTTATCCAGCTGGGACAACGGACAGGAAAATATCACATGATGTCAGCTGCTCCAATTTATGAAGGTCAGCTTGTTTCCGAAAATCCATTGACCGGCTTCGTGTTTGATTTCACACAAAAGAAATCCGATGCCATCATAGGCTTTGCCTCATACTTCAGACTGATTAACGGATTTGAGAAGACCTTCTATATGTCCATTGAAAAAATGCAAGCTCACGGGCTGAAATACTCAAAGACATACAAGAATGATTCCAGCCTTTGGAAGACAGATTTTGAAGGTATGGGAAACAAGACTGTTCTCAAATTGCTTATATCCAAGTTCGGCCCCATGTCAATTGAAATGGAGGCTGCTATGAGGGCTGACCAAGCTTTACTCAATGATGACAAGGGCGAATCTGTAACTTACATTGACAATGATGATGTCGAGATTGACAAGGAGGCCGAGCGGTTAACACTGATGCTTGCAGACTGCAAATCAGTGGAGGAGGTCGAACAGTTGCAGGAAAGGAACCCAGATTTGCCTTTGGAATTTTTTACCCAGCGTAAGGAGGAGCTGACCAATGACAATGGGAACTAATGCGGACCAGATACTTTTCAGAGCATCGGGCAATGGACATATCATGGTTGAGCCTCGGTCGGGAACGGGCCTATCCGAATCCTGTAAAACATACCTCACAGACGTATTCGTAACTGCCAGGTACGGAAGAAACAAGGATATATCCAACAGGTATACAAACAAAGGCCTTATGGTCGAGGAAGATAGTATAACCCTATATTCAAGGGCTAAAAAGAATTATTTCCTGAAGAATGAAGAAAAGCTGTCCAACCAGTATGTAAGTGGTACACCTGACCTTTATCTGGGTGAAAATATACATAAGGCCGAAATCATCATTGATATAAAGTCAAGCTGGGACATCTTCACTTTCTTTAAGGCAAAGACTTCACCGATAAACAAGCTCTATTACTGGCAGCTTCAGACATACATGGCACTAACAGGGGCGAAGAGTTCAAAGCTTGTCTATTGCCTTATAAATACTCCAGACCCTCTTATCAATGATGAAAAGCGCAAGCTTATGTGGAACATGAATGTCATAAGCGATACGGATAAAACATTTGTTCGGGCCTGTGAGGAATTGGATATGCTGATGACCTATGATGACCTGCCAATTGAAGAAAGATATTTTGAAATTGATGTTCCAAGGGATGACCAAGATATACTGAGACTTTATAACCGTGTCAATGAATGTAGGGATTATATGAACAGGAACCTTTTCAGACAACAACTTAAAGCCGCCTAAAAATGTCAGAACTGAACGACGATTTCAAGGAATACAAGGATGGCATCCAGTCCGACAGGATGAAGTATGCAAAGGAACAGATCACTGCTTTGGGCTATGAGATCATATTCGAGGACAGGACCAAATTGCAGTTCGAGTTCAATGGCAAGAAGGTAAACCTTTTCCCTTATACGGGATGGCATACAGGCCCCACAATCAAGGATGGCAGGGGTATAGAAAACTTACTTAAACAAATTAAAAAACAATAAAAATGTACTTATTCTTCGACACCGAAACAAACGGCCTTCCAAAAGACTGGAAAGCCCCATCTGATGACTTCGACAACTGGCCCCGTGTCATTCAGTTAGCCTATGCCATATATGATGAGTCTGAAAAGCTCATCCATAAATCATGCTCACTCATAAAGCCTGACGGATGGGAAATACCGGCCCAGAAGTTCTGGATTGATAACGGCTATTCCACTGAAAGAAGCATTACCGAGGGTGTACCGTTCGAGCCTGTGCTTAACAGCTTTGTCCAATACAGGAGCGTTGCCAAGTATTCCATAGCCCATAACATGGCCTTTGACGGAAAAATACTGAGGGCCGAAATGATCAGGCATGGCATCAACACTGAATTCACTTCCAAGAAGATATGCACCATGACTAGCTCGACGGACTTTTGCAAGCTGCCTAGTACAAGGGGTTACAAATGGCCCAGACTGGAAGAGTTGCACAGGATCCTGTTCGGGTGTGATTTCGAGGGGGCGCATGATGCCTTGAATGATGTGATGGCTACCGCCAAATGCTTCTTCGAACTAAAGAAAAGAAATGTCATTTCATTATGATAACATCAATACTAACACGGTTTTTCTCAGAACCAAGCGAACGGGACTCATCCACATTCGGACAGGTCTGCAAGCTTGACAATTCCCAACTCTCACAGGTAAGGCACAACATCATCATGTCCGACAGTTACCGCAGGTGGAGGAGATGGATATCCGTGCAACTGAAACGTACCCAAAAAATCAATTAAAACAAGTAATAAAATGTTAACAAAACCACAAACAAAACAGGAAGCCATCAATAGGATAAATGCCATTGAAAAGGAACTTCCACAGCTCAGGGCCTTCATCGAATCCACTGAGCCGAAGGATATCATGGAATGTGTCAAGTCATTCGATGATGCACTGAAAATCTACATCAACAAGTTCGGGGCATTGCCGAACGTAAAGAAAGACCTGCTGGAATATTCAGGCCATGACAAGGACATGATTGCGGCCCAAGGCTTCCTTCAGATGTCCATCGTAAGGGCGGTACTCAATGAAGGTTGGTCTGCGGACTGGACCGATTCAAACCAGGTTAAATACTATCCTTGGTTTGACATGTCATCGGGCTCCGGCTTGTCGTACTACGTTTACGGTGACGGTTGCTCGTCTTCGTTTGTCGGTTCCCGCCTTTGCTTCAAGTCAAGGGACCTGGCAAAATATGCAGGTACACAGTTCAAGTCCATCTACGAAAAATTCTACATCATCTAACACACCACAATTATATATCATGGAAAATCAAATCAAATCATTCGAACACGCCTGTGAAGTATTGAACAGGCCGAACACCCTGCCGGACTTATCTATGCTTCCGGAAAAGGATCAGAAGGCAATCATTGCCCACTACAAGCTTACCGTAATATGCGAGGCTGCAAATTACCTCCTTGCAGGAAAACCGTGGTTTCCTGACTGGCACGATGATAGCCAATGGAAATATTATCCTTGGTTCCGTATGGATGTAAAGGATGATTCGGGCTCCGGCTTGTCGTGCGGCGATTACGTTGACGATGTCTCGTGTTCGATTGTCGGTTCCCGCCTTTGCCTTAAAACGGCCGAGCTTGCGAAGTATGTCGGACAAACCTTCATCCAACTGTATAGGGATTACTTCGTGATATGACCTCTTGAGGTCGCACACCGAAACAAGCTGATTGTTCGTGTAGGTCAGGCTCCAGCTTGTCGTACAACGATTACGATAACGATAACTCGAATTCGAATGTCAGTTCCCGACTGAGCAAAAAATTTATCGGTGTGGACCGTGGCGACAGTCCAAAAAACAAATCAAAAATGACAGGGCGTTGGTACTTCACAGGAAGACGACCTATTAAAGCAAAGGAAAAAATGAAAAGAATCGGAAACCTATACGAAAGGATATGCAGCATTGAAAACCTGAAACTGGCAGACCAAAAGGCCAGGAAGGGGAAAGCTGGGCAATACGGTGTAAGGACACATGACATGCGCAAGGAAGCCAATATTCAGGCATTGCACGAAATGCTTGTCAACAAGACCTATACCACTTCACAGTATAGCACCTTCCGGATTTATGACCCGAAGGAACGTGAGATATTCAAGCTTCCATATTATCCCGACAGGATCACCCACCATGCGATAATGAATGTCATGGAGCCGATTTTCATATCCACCTTCACTGCGGACACATACAGCTGCATCAGGAAGCGTGGAATACATGCCGCTGAAAGGTCGCTCAAGAAAGCACTTACCGATGTCGAAGGTACAAGGTACTGCCTTAAGCTGGACATCAGGAAGTTCTATCCGAGCATTGACCATCAGGTGCTCAAAAGCCTGATCAGGAAAAAGATAAAGGATGCTGACCTGCTTTGGCTGATGGACAACATAATCGACAGCACTTCAGGCGTACCGATTGGAAATTACCTCAGCCAGTATTTCGCCAACTTCTACCTTGCCTATTTCGACCATTGGATCAAGGAGGAAAAAGGTGTAAGATATTACTTCAGATATGCTGACGACCTTGTGATACTTTCAGGGAACAAGCCTGAGCTGCATGCATTGCTGTCAGAAATACGGACCTACCTTTCAGACAACCTGAAGCTGCAAATAAAAGGAAACTACCAGATATTTCCTGTTGAATCAAGAAGCATCGATTTTGTAGGCTACAGGTTTTACCATACCCATACGCTCCTACGCAAAAGCATCAAACAGCGTTTCGCCAGGAAAGTTCACAAAGGGGCCGGACATCAGACATTGGCCGCTTACTATGGCTGGGCGAAACATTGCGACTCAAAAAACTTACTAAAAAAACTATCTATAATGTCACAGACCAAATTCTCCACATTGGGCATCAAGCCACAAAACAAGGCCTTTGAAGGCGAAAAGATGAAAATCGAACGGGCCATCAATAAGACCATCACAGTCCACGAATACCGAATAGTACCATCCAAATTCCCTGAGAAGGGAAACGGCAAACGCCTTGACATGCAAATAGCCATCGATGGTGTCAAGCGTGTGGTATGGACAGGTTCCAACACGCTGA